ATTATTAATGATACTAAACCCTCAGCAAATTTCCCTCCACATAATATCATCAAACTAGAAGATAACAAATATGTGGTTGAACTTGCTGTTGCTGGTTTCAGTAAAGATGAAATTGATATTCAAGTAATTGACAATACATTGACTATCAAAGGTGAGAAACAAGAAGGTACTCCTGATGTAACATACTTACATCGTGGTATTGGTACACGTTCTTTCACTAAGACAATCACTATTTCTGACACTATCAAAGTTCATGGTGCAGAATTCAAAGATGGTATTCTACGTGTTGGGTTAGAGAATATTATACCTGAACACAAGAAACCACGCAAAATTGAAATTGATGATAAATTAAAAATATTTGAGCCAAAGCTTCTTCAAGAAGAAACTGCTTAATTTTGAAAGTTATATTATGAGAAAACCTACCTCGCACTACAGAATGGATAAACAGACTAAGCGCCTGTTGATGAGTATGACTGGTGAACGCAAATCTCTTTTTAGTAAAGAGACAATCGCAGCCGACATTACTCCTCGACTCGACTTCCAATTTAGAGAGAAGAAGAAAAAAGGTGGCGAAGATGTTTCTGAAGGATAAATTTATTAAAGCGCATATGAGATCGGCAGAAGTGTATGCTGATCTCTCAAGCGCTAGACGTTTGCATGTCGGTTGTGTTATAGTAAAGAATGACACAATCATTGGGATTGGTTACAATGGTATGCCATCTGGTTGGGATAATAATTGTGAGAATGAAGTTTATATTGACGATTTCCACATTGAGATGACTACCAAACCAGAAGTTATTCATGCAGAAGCAAATGCTTTGGCAAAAGTAACTAGGTCAACCAATTCTAGTGAAGATGCTCATCTATTTGTGACACATGCACCTTGTCTAGATTGTGCAAAACAAATTTATCAAGCTGGAATAAGTCATGTTTATTATCGAAATCCTTACAAAAGCGAGGTAGGTTTAGAATTTTTGGAAAAGTGTCAAGTACATATTAAAAGAGTATAAGATGCCTCCAAATGATTTAGTTAAATTACTGAAACGTATTCTACCTTGGATACCTAATATTAATGAAGGTATCCGAGCAGAAATACAACAACTGATAGATCAATTACAAACGCAAATGCGTCAATAAACTTATAAGGTATACTATGAATATTCGTGAACTCGCAAAAAACATCGCAGCACAAAAGAACGCACCTAAGGCATACAAGTATGACTTGTTCCTTCGTGACTTTGACAATAAAGTTGAGTTGTTGGGTCTTGTTGATGATCCAACGTATGATATGAAAGATTTTGTAGGAAGGGAAATGTTATTCCCTCGCAAATGGGTAACCTTAAAAGTTTTAGATGCTGATATGAAAGTGGCAATCTAATGAAAAAACTAATAACACTAAAAACAAATCATACCATTCTTGGTGAAGTTACCGATGAGATAGAATATGATTATATTATCATAAAAGAACCTGTACAAGTGGTACAAGTTCCTGCAAGATCGGCAACAGATCAAGGAGGTATTGCTTTTGCTCCATTTTTGGAGTATAGTAATGAAGTGAGAACTGGAATAAAACTTAGTCGTTCCGATATTCTTACTATTACAACACCGGTACTTGATTTGGAAAATCAGTATAATACTATCTTCGGATCAGGTATCACAATTGCAAAATCACTTTAATGAGTAAATACTACACAAACGTTTCTGTATATGGTCCTCATATACTTTATCGAGGTGTGAAGAATGGTAGGCGAGTAAAAGAGAAAATCAATTACTCGCCTACTCTTTTTCTACCATCCAAAAAACCTTCTGAATATAAAACATTATTCGGTGAGAGTCTTGAGCCTCTAAAATTCGATACTATTCGTGAAGCTCGTGATTTTGTCAAACGATATGAGGGTGTTGAGAATTTTAAAGTCTATGGTAATGATCGATATGCTTATGCATTCATCGCAGAGAATCATGTTGGTCAAATCGATTGGGATATAACACATCTTTCAATAGTTGTTATAGATATTGAAGTTGGTTCTGAGAACGGTTTTCCAGATCCATATCGTGCTGACGAAGAAATCACAGCAATCAATGTACGTCAATTGAATGGCGGTACTACAGTTTATGGTTGTGGTGATTATGACAATCAAAATGATAATGTTTGGTATATAAAATGTAAAGATGAATACGACTTATGTAAAAAATTTATGGATGATTGGCAGGGTAATTATCCTGATGTTGTCACTGGTTGGAATATTGATGGGTTTGATATACCTTATCTTGTCAACCGATTTAATAAGATATTCGGTGAGCCAGAAACAAGAAAACTATCACCATGGGGTGTAATCAATACAAGAAAATATAACTTCAAAGGTCGTGAGAAGATTGCTTACGATCTTGTTGGTGTTTCTGCACTTGATTATATTGAACTGTATAAGTGGTATGCTCCTAATGGTAAGACACAAGAATCATATCGACTAGATCATATCGCAAACGAAGAACTTGATACTGGTAAGATATCGTTTGATGAGTATGATACACTTCATCAATTGTATAAGTTAAACTATCAAAAGTTTATTGATTATAATATCAAAGATTCTGATTTGATTGTACAGTTGAATGACAAGTTGAGATTACTAGAACTTGCACTAACTCTTGCGTATGACACGAAGTGTAATTTTACTGATGTGTTTGCACAAACTCGTATGTGGGATTCTTTAATCTACAATCATCTATTAGAGAAAAAGATTATTGTACCACCAAGAGAGGTATCATCAAAGAATGAAGCCTTTGAAGGTGCGTATGTAAAAGAAGTTCAAGTTGGTAGTCATGATTGGGTTGCATCGTTTGACTTGAACAGTCTATATCCACACTTGATTATGCAATATAATCTATCACCAGAAACTTTGATTGATTCAAAAGATTATACTGATGATATGCGTAAAGTGATTCGTGATGGTGTGAATGTAGATAAACTGTTGTCAATGCAAGTTGATACGTCAAAAATTAAAGACGTTATTCTAACTGCCAATGGTCAATACTTCCGTAAAGATGTTCGTGGTTTTCTTCCACAGATGATGGAAGATATGTATAATGATCGTAAGAAATTTAAGAAGTTGATGTTAAAGGCTGAACAAGAGTATGAAAATGAAAAAGATGAAGTAAAGAAGAAAGAGATTGACAAGATTGTTTCTCGTTACAATAACTTACAACTTGCAAAGAAACTTTCTCTAAACTCAGCTTATGGTGCTCTTGGTTCGCAATATTTCCGATTCTATGATTTGAGATTGGCACTTGCTGTTACGTTGTCTGGTCAACTATCGATTCAGTGGATCGAATCTAAATTAAACAAATATATTAATAGTATATTGAAAACTGATAATGACTATGTTATTGCTTCGGACACGGATTCGATTTATCTTAATCTTGGTCCACTTATTAAAAATGTGTATGGTGCAGAAGGTAAAGTGTCGGCACCTGGAACAAAAATCATCGATTTCATGGATAGAGTCTGTGAGAATAAAATACAACCGTATATTAATGAAAGTTATCAGGAACTTGCTGATTATGTCAACGCATACGAACAAAAGATGCAAATGAAACGTGAAGCATTGGCAAGTCGTGGTGTATGGACTGCCAAGAAACGTTATGCATTAAATGTGTTCAATAGTGAAGGTGTTCAGTATGCAGAACCACAATTGAAGTATAAAGGTTTGGAGATGGTTAAATCTTCAACTCCACAAGTCATTCGTGAAAAGATGAAAGAACTACTGAAGATTGTGATGAATGGTACTGAAGAAGAAGCACAAGACTTTATTGCCAAGTTCAAAGAAGAATTCAAATCATTACCACCAGAAGATGTTGCGTTTCCTCGTGGAGTAAATGGTTTGAGAGAGTATTCGGATAGAATGGACATATACAAGAAAGGTACACCAATTCATGTTCGTGGTGCTTTGTTATATAACAATGCTTTAAAACAAAAGAATTTGACTGATACCTATCCAACAATCAAAGAAGGTGAGAAACTAAAGTTTACCTATTTGAATGAACCGAATCCATTAAAGGATGATGTGATATCTTTTCCGAATAGACTTCCAAAAGAGTTTGACTTACACAAATATGTGGATTATAATACACAATTCGACAAAGGTTTTATTGAACCAATGAAAGTCATTCTCAACTGTATGGGTTGGGATACTGAGAAACAAAACAGTTTAGAAAGTTTCTTCTAATGTTACAAGCAATACTACCATTTATAACTGCAATAGGATTATCTGCCGTCGCCGCTTACTACTCTGTGATCGGCTTGGCAGAAATCTTTCCTGGTTCTTTTTTGCCAGTTGTAATTATGGGATCTGTATTGGAACTATCTAAACTTGTTACAGTATCTTGGTTATATAATAATTGGAACATCACAACAAGATGGATGCGTTATTATTTTTTAATTGCTATTCTTTTGTTGATGGCTATTACATCGATGGGTATTTTCGGTTATCTTTCAAAAGCACACATTGAACATTCAAGTACAGTTGCACCATCAGTAGCAAAGGTAGAAATTTATGAAGAAAAAATTAAAGCGTTACAGACACAGATTGACAGGAACAACAAGAACCTTAATCAGTATGATGAAGCTGTCGATCAAATTATGGGCAGGTCGAAAGATGAAAAAGGTGCAGAGAAGGCATCACAAATTCGTAAAGCCCAACAGAAAGACCGTGAGAGAATCGCTAATGAGAATGCGAGGATACAAAAGGAGATACAGTTACTCACGGAAGAGAAGCTTCCTTTATCCTTGGAAGTTAAAAAGGCTGAGTCAGACTTGGGGCCTATA